AGGTTTAACTAGCTTTGGTACTACAGGGTATTCAATTGATGCGGGTGGTGGATACAACAACTCAGGTGGAACTTATGTTTCATGGACATTCCGCAAGCAACCAAAGTTCTTTGATGTTGTGACGTGGACAGGCGATGGAACTGCAAACAGGGCTATCCCGCATAACTTAGGAAGTCAACCAGGTTTTATTACTTGCAAGAAAACAAGTGGTGTAGATGCATGGCAAACTGCACATAGAGGTAATGGTACTACTGGAATATATGGGTTTGCGTTAAACGATGCGGCTCAAGGATATTCTTGGTCTGATTACAACACTTACATTACATCTACTGTTTTTTATCCTGACCAACTTGCAGGATTTATGAATACAAATGGGCAAACCTACGTAGCCTACCTATTCGCCCACAACGCAGGTGGTTTTGGCCTAACGGGTACGGACAATGTGATTTCGTGTGGGTCGTTTACGACTGATGGTAGTGGTAATGCAAGCGTAACCTTGGGATATGAGCCGCAGTGGGTAATGTACAAACGTACAAACGCGGCTTCAAACTGGGTAATTAGCGATGTTATGCGTGGTAGCTCATTAACAACATATGCCCAATTGTATGCAGACAGTTCTGGCGCAGAAGATTCTGGTGCTGGGCCTTTTGGCATGATTCCAAATGCAACTGGATTTAACCCAACTGGCATCTTAACTTCATCAACCTACATCTACATAGCCATACGCCGTGGCCCGATGAAAGTGCCTACTGATGCGACTAAGGTGTTTTATCCAAATGCTGTAGCACAAACCGATACACCTGATTCATCTAATGTCCCATTTCCACCCGATTTGGTAAACACATTTAGCAGAAATGGAACAGACCGAACAGTTATTTATGATACTTTTAATTTTGTAGATAGATTACGTGGTCTTGGTGTTCCAAATAATAGCTTTAATCTTGGCGGCAGAACATTGGTTGCAAGCTCAACAAATGCAGAGGATACAAGTGCAGGGGGTGGCTATGTCCAATTAAAAGCTGACAGCCAAAATATTACACGAGGCTCAGGCTGGAATTCTGCAACCTATGGCAGTTGGATTTATTATTTTTTCAGACGTGCCCCCGGCTTCTTTGATGTGGTTTGCTATACGGGGGGGAAAGGAGGAGCCATTACGGTCAACCACAATTTAACGGTGGTTCCAGAACTAGTAATTTTCAAAAACAGGTCTGCGGCTGCGAATTGGTTGGTTGGATTATTGACACTAAGTTTTGGCGGTACAAATTATGCCGCTTTGTTAAACAGTTCAAATCCGCGTTTTGCTACGGGAGTTTTCCCATCTGCCCCAACAGCAACAACACTCACAATAGGAACTGGTATTGAAACAAATGATTACTTTAATCCATACACATATGTTGCCTACCTCTTTGCTACTTGCCCCGGCGTTTCCAAAGTAGGAAGCTACACAGGCAACGGCACAACCCAAGCAATTGCTTGCGGCTTCACGGGCGGGGCAAGGTTTGTACTTATTAAGGCAACGTCAACAACAGGAAACTGGCTGACTTTTGATACCGCAAGGGGCATGACTGTATTGACTGATCCAGTTCTTAGCTTAAACAGTACTGCTGCTGAAACTGCAACATTAGGCGCTTGCACTACAACAACTGGTGGTTTTACAGTTAATGAGGCTATTCTTGCTGGCGTAAATACTAGTGGCGTATCGTTCGTGTTTCTTGCAATTGCTTGATATGACAAAAGATAAATTTAAGCAAGCATTTAACAATTCCAAATCGGATGCTAAACGCCGAGGCATTGAGTTTGAGTTTACATTTGATGAATGGAAAACTTGGTGGCTTGACACTGGCAAATGGGAGTTGCGTGGCCGTAACTCTGGTTGCTTTCAAATGTGCCGCAAGAACGATGTAGGGCCATACAGCCTTGCAAACGTGTATTGCGACACTATTGAAGCAAATAGCGGCCTACCCCACGCTGGCGCTACCAGACCAGCAGAATGGGCTGCAAAAATTGGCAATTCTTTGAGGGGTAAGCCAAAAACCAAAGAACACTCTAAGGCTTTGGCTTTGGCGATGCTTGGCAAACAATACAGCACACCTGCTGGTGTGTTTCAAACTTCAGCAGAATGTGAACACGCAACTGGCGTTAAACGTGCAACAGTCATGTGGCGCTGCAAAAATAACTACCAAGGTAATTGGTCTTACGCATAAGGAACAATCATGCAAATCAGAACACAAGACGGTCAAGTAATGTACGAGGCTGAGTTTCGTACATTCATCAAAGCCAACGGTGGCCCATCATGGGATACAACAACTCCTGAAGTCCTAGAGGCTTTGGGTGCTGATGTAGTCCTTGAAGGCCCACAAGCAACAGGTGGAACTGTTTACCAATACTCTCAAGCCTCTGGCGTTGAGCAAATTGATGGTAAATGGTACACAAAGTATGTGCTTGGCCCAATCTTTACTGATGGCGAAACAACTGCCGCAGAACAAGAAGCCGCTTACAAAGCACAGAAAGACGCTGAACAGGCCAAATCTATGCGTCAGACCCGTAGCGACAAACTTGCTGACTGCGATTGGACACAAGTGGCAGACAGCCCTGTTGATAAAGCTGCATGGGCAACATATCGCCAAGCCTTGCGTGACATCACTACTCAAGACGGTTTCCCTTGGACTGTGACATGGCCTGATGCCCCATGAGATTTGTTTGGAAAATCTCTGAATTAAAGGGTGATGCCAAAGCCATATTTCAGGCTAAGTATCACGTTTCTTTAATTGAAGATGATCTGCGAATTGAGACAGAAGGATATTGGGACTTTGACCCTACAAAGGCAACAGTTCCAACATCCCAAATAACCGAGGAAATGGTTGCAAATTGGATTGATGAAGGCACTACCCAAGACGGTGTAAGTAGCATAAAATCAAGGCTAATAGAGCAACTTGAAGCGGTAAAAAAACAGCAAGAAATTGCTTTGCCTTGGAAGCCGCCAACATTCAGATTAAGTTAAGGAATCACTATGGCTGTGCCTTATGACATTGTTAGCAGAGCGCTAAAAGACATTGGTGCACTGGAAGCTGGTGAAACTCCTAGTCCAGAAGCGGCGCTTGATGCTTTTGAGATGCTTAACGACATGATTGACCAATGGTCAAACGAAAACATGATGGTTTTCAATGTCACAGAAATTATTTGCCCTGTGATTTCTGGCCAAACTCAATACACAATTGGCCCTAATCCCTCTACACAAAACTTTATTGGCGCTTCTTTTACTGGCTCAATAACAGGCAATATTTTGACCGTGACAGGCATCTTGTCTGGTGCTTTGGCTCAAGGTCAGACTTTGAGTGGCACAGGCATTACAGCGGGAACAAAGATTACACAGCTTTTGACGGGTGCTGGTGGCAACATCAATGAACAAGGCACTTACCAAGTCAACATTAATCAAACTGTTGCAGCTACAACAATTACAGCTTACTACCAAAAGCCTTTGAACATTGATTCAGCTTTTGTGCGGGTAAACACAACGTCCAATGGTCAGCCTATTACGGGCGGTGGTTTGGATTACCCAATGTCTGTTCTTGCCTTGCAAGATTACGAAATGATTGGCTTGAAGACGCTGAGTGGCCCCTGGCCAAAGGCGGTTTACTTTAACGCTGGCTCAGACTCAGGCAACTTGTTTGTTTGGCCTAGCCCTTCACAAGGTGAACTGCATTTGTTTGCCAACACTTTGTTTAGCCGTTATGACTCAATGTATGAGGATATTGCGTTGCCACAAGGTTATTCAATGTGCCTCAGATGGTGTTTAGCGGAACGTTTGATGCCTATGTATGGCAAAGCCTCACAAACGCAAATAACAATGATCCAGACGTTTGCGGGTCAAGCTAAAGCTACTCTCAAGCGCACCAACATGGCCCCACTTGCGGTAGCCCGTTATCCTGATGCTTTGCAAACGGGTAGGGCAAAGGATGCGGGATGGATTCTTACTGGCGGCTTTGTTTAAGGGGCTACCATGCCAGATTTTGGTTTTGTTGGCTCATCTTATGAAGCGCCAAGTATTTATCAAGACGCGCAAGAGTGCATCAATTTTTTCCCTGAAGTTGACCCTGTAAAACAGCAAGGTGAGCGCGGGGTGATTGCGCTTTACCCAACACCAGGTCTGACGCTTAAAGCCATTTTGCCTAATCAGCAAGAGGTGCGAGGGCTTCATACGGTGTCGGGCGGTGAGCAAATGATTGCTGTTTGCGGCCCTTACGTTTACGCTTTAACAGCCAATCTTGTTCCAGCAGTAATTGGGCAACTTAATTCCAGTTCTGGAATAGTCCGGATTACTGATAACGGGATTAACGTTTATATTGTGGACGGTGCTTATCGTTACACATGGTATATATCAAGCCCTGCATCTGCTGTGTTTTACGGCTCGACAAGCGGCACAACATTGACTGTGACAAGCGTTTCTAGCGGCACACTTGCTGTTGGACAATCTTTGTATGGCATTGGTGTATTGGCTGAAACTGTAATTACTGCGCTTGGATCAGGCACTGGCGGCACAGGAACTTACACGATTAACAGAAGCCAGACCGTTGCTGCTGAATCAATGAATTCAGCCGCTGTTGGTGCGGTAGTAACTGCCACTATTGCCGGAACGGTCATGACAGTTTCAGCGGTTACGTCAGGCGTTTTACACGTTGGTCAGACCATCCAAGGTGTAGGTGTAACCCTTGGAACAATCATCACGGCGTTGGGAACAGGCTCTGGCGGTGTTGGAACGTACACATTAAGCGTGGCAAGCACCGTAGCTGTCGGCGTGACCATGTACGGCTTAAATTTCTCAGTTTTGCCATCTACTGACGGTGCTTTTAGCGGTGCAAACACGGTAGACATTATTGACAACTACTTTGTTTACAACAACCCCACAACTCAGCAGTTTGGCGCTAGTGACCTTTTGTCGCCTATCTCATCTAACACTAGCTTTTCACTAAAAGATGGCGCACCTGACGATTTGGTGGCTTTGATCGTTGACCATCGAGAAGTTTATTTGATGGGCGAGATTTCGTCCGAGGTGTGGACTGATGTGGGCGCTGTGCCGTTTCCTTTACAAAGAATTCCAGGCACTTCTACTCAACACGGTATTGCTGCGCCATTTTCTCTTTATCGCCTTGGTAATTCATTTGCTTATGTTTCACGAAACAATCGTGGCCAAGCGCAAATCATGCAAATGCAAGGATATTTGCCCCAAAGGATTTCCACTCACGCAGTGGAAAACAGTTTGGCTAACCAATACGTTGGGGATGCTCTTGCGTGGACTTACCAGCTTGAAGGGCATGAAGTTTATGTTGTCACCTTCCCATCACTTCAATTGACATGGGCTTATGACGCAACCACAGCAATGTGGCATAAATGGCTTTACACAACAGATAAAAATGTTTATCAACGTCACCGTGGTAATTGTTGCGCTGTATTTCAAGGATTAGTTATTGTTGGTGACTATGAAAACGGCAAACTCTACGAATTAGATAAAAACAATTACACAGACGATGGCCAAAATATCCGCAGATTGCGTAGAGCGCCACACTTGGTGACTGAGTTTCAGCGTCAGTATTTTGATGAATTGCAGATTCAGTTTCAGCCAGGCGTGGGGACTACGGGTCTGTCTGGGCCTATCCAAGAAACTGGCTCAAACACCACATATTTAGGCAATACATATACAATTACGCCTAATCAAACTTTTAACATTGAAGTTGAAAGAACTTACATTTTAGGTACTCAAAACACCATAAATTATTCCACTACAGACAACCCTCAAGCAATGCTGAGATGGTCAAATGATGGCGGGTCTACATGGTCAAATGAGTATTGGACAAAAGTTGGTCAGCTTGGCAAATACAAGAATCGTGCCATTTGGCGCAGATTGGGAACAGCGCGAGACAGAATTTTTGAGGTTTCTGTAAGCGATCCTGTAAAATTTGTAATCATTTCAGCAAATCTTAAAGTGCAAGGGGCAGAAAACTAATGGCCACGTCTGGACTTTCAAGCACACAGCAGATTAACCCCTATCCACAATCGGTTTTTTTGGATGGGGCGACTAACCGTCCAACACGGTCATGGCAACAATTTTTTCTTAATTTGTTGAATTTCAGTTCTGCTACGACTGCAACGGCGGGGTCTGCAACGCTTCCAGCTAACCCTGTTGGGTTTATAAATGTCACAGTAAATGGTCGGGCTTATAAAGTGCCTTACTACAATGTTTGAGAAAGCCTAAATCATGGACAATACAGTTAATTCATTGGTTAACAACACTGTTAACAAATTAACCAATCAATTAATTATTGATGGGTTAAAAGCTAACCCTAACATGAGTCAGGAGCAGCTTTCTAAGACGCTTGGTGTGTCTATGAAAGATATTGCTGGTGCTTTGAATGAGAGCGCTCAAAAATCGGGTTATCAAACTTCCAGAATTGAAAATTTGGAAACTGGTCAAGCAAGTTTTGATATTCGTGACATTGGCGGTGGTTTTAACGCTTACCAAGACCAAAA